GGTCAAGAACTCATATGACATGGCAACTTGGTGCCAGAAATTCATACCGACAATCTTCTTACCAATATTCAATAGGCACTCAGAGAGCCTCCAGCACTTGTATGAGCTATGCAAGTTTGTCCTGTTGAGTCACTGTCTTAAGGAGATTGAATACCCGAGGAAGCTTGTCGAACAATGGGTCAAGCACCCAGAGATAGAACACACTGAAAGTCACATGCAGCATTACAAGACCAAATTCTTGGCCGACCGTCAGCCAAAAATGCTCAATTTCTCCAATATGGGTCAAGGGATTTTACACTACGGTTCAACAGTTCTTGCATTGTCTTGTGCATCTCTCAGGGATCATTTGTTCAAGAAGTGCCTTGAGAAGCTTGGCAAACCATCTGCAATCAAATGGAAAACCAAGGTTGGTTCTGATGATAAGGGTGATACGATAATGGCAGACATGTCCTGCGAAGATTATGTCTTCCAGTTGAAGCTCTTCGAGCAGTGTTCTCTCGCCTCGGAGAGATTGCATGCCATGGACTTATCGTCAAGTCGGCTTCCGGCAACGTGATTTATGAGTTCAATTCGGCATACATGGCTAATCTGGAAGTTCAGTCACCGGTTATCAAGTTCACTCTTGCTGCGGTAGATATGATCGCTACTGACAGTTGCGCTGGGTTTGTGAATGAATCCTATTCACGAATTCGTCAGCTTAGGGAGAATGGAGCTTCTTCACTCATCTGTTACATGGCGCATTGCATGAACAAGTTGCACCATGACACCATATTCAGGACAGGGAGATTCATGACCAACGACCCGACATCCATATTCAATCTCCCAACTTCATGTATCCCCTATGATCTGGGTGTTTACCCAATCTATGATTGTGATCTCCAGGACATGATTGGGCCTGATTTCCACAATTACTCTGTCTTCATGAACCCTGAGACTCCTGAGCACATACTCCGTATGGTGTACACTCAAGCATTCGATATGGAAGAGAATCAGATCTCGGACGACAATAACCTCTACAAAAAATTTGACTTCAGAATTTCTCAGGGACTTGTCAGACAGTTGGTGAACATGAGGGATAGGTTAAAGCTCTCCAGAGAAGAAATCCAAAGTTACCTTGAGGAAAACCCCTTTCTCCTCATCAGGGGGCCTCTGAATGTGAAAGAAACGAGCATCATCATAGCCGCAAAATTTTTCACTCGAGGTGCATCAACAAGTCTACGGAGGACCTCAGCAGCTATCTATCTTGGTC